TTTTTTATTAAATTTTGACAGTTCTCCCGGTGAGGTGAAAAATTTAATAAAAAACTTTTCTGTTCCTAAGCTAGCATTTTTCTCTTCTCTTTGTCTATTTTATTTATTTGTTACGTGATTGGATTACTTATCTGCTCTACTTGACACAATACTTTACTGTTGTCAAGCCCGTTCGCTCTTTATGCCTACGCGCGAGACCCTGTTTTATGCCGTCTTCATAGTTTTTGAATAGGCTGTGGCAACGCTTCCCAATGCTTCAGGTGCGATTAGTTCGGCTTGGGAGCATCTAGCGTACCTTTTGATGGCTCCGACGCCCTAGAGGGGTCGTAGACCTTCACGGCTTGAGCAACCGCGTCCATGAGGCTGTCAACGGGCAGCGCGATCACGCAGGAGACCATGACGTGACCGGGAGCCGTGTCCGCTCCACCGCCCCGCACTCGCGCCACCATCCCCGTTTCCTTCACTTCCGCGACGAAGCCCAGGATGGCAGACTCCGGCAGTGACACCAAAACCCGGTCTCCGACTTCCAACTTGTTCCCGATCCGGTCTTTCATGCATCCTCCTCCGCTGCGGCGTTTTGGCGGTTGCGGGTTTTACACATCCCCGCCGCCCCTGATACAGGGCTTTACCCTAAATACAGGTTAAATACAGGCTTCCTTTAAGCGGTTTCAGTTTCAGCGTGGATCGGTTTCAGTTTCAGCGTGGAAAACTCCAAAAACCGCGAAATGACGCGGTTTCAGTTTCAGCGTGGAAAACTTATGGTTATGCACAGGTTTCTGTGGAAAACTCTACTCTCCGAATGGTAGCAGAAGGTTTGATGGGATGGGTGGTTTTGAACGTCTAAGTTCAATACCATCAGCATTATAGGTGATATTCGCATCAGGGTAAACGCGCTTTACTTTCTCTAAAGCTTGCAAATATCTGAATCTAAACATCTTCAACTCTGCATACTCCTGTCCAATCTGCTCTCTCAATCTCGCCCATGAAATCTTTTGAACCTCATTTCCGCGCATCCGTGGAAGTCGCTGGGCGAGATTGAAATAGACATCAAGTTGAAGGGGAGACTTCCGCAAAGCCTGAATCGCCCTATCATCGAGCGGGACTGAATGGTGAAGAACCCCATCAAAAAAAGACTCGGAAAGAGTGACCTCCGTATGCCACATCGGTTTGTCAACAAGGCTGTCTTCATCCCAAACTTTGTACTCGACAATCGCAGGGGTAGGCTTGAACGTCGCGGCCCCACGACCACCCCGGCCAGTAAGATAGTTCAGGCCGATAGTCATAGGCGTAGCCGCGACCCGGTTCATCTGCTTTTTGAACGCTGTCAAACCCCCTCTCACGCCACCTGAAGGACTAATTAAAAGATCGTCCTTCAGAAACTTTGTCACGCTTCGATTCATGTCAATACTTCTCTTGCTGGTACGCTTCGCTTCGTTGCAAATGTGAATCATCAAGAGGCGCGGGATCGAGCCGTAAGGCAACCCCTGAAGCTCAAGCCGCCGCGTCAGGGGGTTCATCAAATACCCAGGGGTGAGACCAAGGACAGCACTTCCATTTCTCCGTTGGAAGGGCTGTCCAAATGGAACCTCACTATAGGGAAATCCGGTCTGCGCGAAGATGACGTGCATGTACCGAATCTCATCAACGGTAGGCTCCCCCATCGTCGCAACCGTATTCCAATAACGCTCACCAACCGCGCTAATCGGCATTGGGGCTGCTTCATCGAAGATCGACATTATCCACGCCTCCAAATCGCATATAACTTTTCCGCATCCTCCAAAGTATCCTTCTGAAGAGACTCTATTCGCTCAAGAAAATCTTCATCAAGAGCGGCGTTGTCGCATAAATAATTTAGCCCAGCGTGCATACCCATCAAGAAGGTGTGCGCGCACACGCGCTCTAAAGATTTATCGCCAAGTGCGACTATCCCAGACCCCGGTATGCGCGTTAAGTAATCGTCCCAATGGTCAATAGGTCTCGCACTATCCTTCATCCTCATCCTCCTCCGGCGCGTTCAACTCCTGAAGGCTATCAACAACGACGGCAGGGCCGACAATCGGATCGACGCGACCGTGACGGTAGATGCGCGTTGCTTCGATGTTGAGCGGCAGCATGGGCTTTTGAATCTTGCCCTCTTCGTTGACGATCATAATTCGCCCGTCGATGGTGCTAACGGTCTCGATGTAGCCGCCGACTAGACCCTGCAACTCCTCCAGCGTCCAACGAACGCCAGAGGGAGCAATGGGAACGATTGTCCCGTCTGTTCTGTAGAGCGATGTTGACATTATTCAAACTCCGCTTCTAACGCTTCCAGGCGTTTACTGTGGGAGGCTAGTTCATCTTCATGAATACGGGCGATCACCATTGCAAACTTTCCGATCCGCTTCAGGGTCAAAGCCAAGCCATTTACAGTCTGGCCCAAGTCATTGACAGTTCGGACAAGCGTACCCAGATCATTTTCGATTCGGGTCATTCGGTTATCGGCAGCTTCATTGTGGCGAGTCTCTGTCTGTTCCAAGGTTTCGAGAGAGCGAGCTAGTTTTTCGAGTCGTTCGTCAATAGTCGCCATTATTCAACCTCCGGCTGGGGCGGGGGTAAAAGTTCGATGACGAGCTCCGCGATGCGTACCGAAGTATCGGCGTCGCGGCCACGGAGATATCCAAGTAGGTAAAACAACTCATTGCGAGGATCGGCAATGGGCTGAGAGAGGGAGAATCCCTGAAGTTGAACGTTCTGCTTAGGAGCTGGCTTTGCCATTTTTTGTTGTCCTTTTCTTTGTGAGTGCCAAGGTTGCGGCTTCGCGGAGCGCATCCGCAGCCCAGGAGTTTATTGACATATCGGCCAACTCAGCCGCACGTCGAACTTTGTTGTTATCTTCCACTCTCATGCGGATGGTCTGAATGACATGGCCCTCAGTCTTCAGGCTGACCTGCCCCGTCCCATGACCTGCTTTTCGTGGTTGTTTTCTTAGGCTCATAATGTATAGTTATATTTATATTCAATGGTTCTGTCTACCAATATCGAAAAAGTTGTAGCTTTTACGGTTCCCCACCTTGTGCCTATATCTGGAAATCATTACAAGAAACCCTGTAAGTATGTGGGACGCGATAGCTCTTTGCATTTAGGATTCAAACTCACCAAGGAGGCAAGAGCGTACTACGAGGCGGTAGCCATCTTTGCGCGAGGCCGCACCGTGTCTCCAGCGACCGACGCCGAACGCCGCAAGGTTCACTACGGAGTCCGCATCGACGTGTATCTACCGCCGAAAGGACGCGGAGACTTCGACAATTTTTGGAAGTGCGGTCTGGATGCTCTAGTGCATTGCGGAGCGATCCATTCCGACGCCGCCGTGGACGGCGAGCATAGCAAGTGTGTCGTCCACAAAGACGAGAGAACCAACCCGCGAACCGAGTATTTTGTGACCCGAATGGAGGACGAGTGATTATCTTTTTAGCGTTGTTGTTGGCCGGAGTTGTGGTGGGTGTTGTAAACGGAATACTTGACGTGAAGGGACGGAAAAGGTGAGCAGAACAGACGACTACAGCGGGGTACGGATGCATTGCGTGGTTTGCAAAAAGGAGATTCCACCGGAGCGCAGGTGGGATGCTATTTGCTGTAGCCCCGAGTGCACGAAGAAGCGCAAGGAATACGGACGCAGCCGCCGCGATCATGTGGTATGCCGCTACTGCTACAAGCCCAGCACACCGGAGCAACGCAAGTCCTACCAGCAGTGGAGACGCCGACCGCAGAACGCCGAGGACGAAGAGTTGTTTCGCCGCTGGCGGGAGGATCAGGTGAAAGTTGCCGTGGTCGAGACCCGCAGAGCCAACAAGAAAGCCAAGCTGGACGAACCCGCCGAGGAGGAAAGGGATGCCGAAAAAGAAGAAGTGGAAGGTGGTCATGGTCATCACGGATGAATGGAACAGCGAGGCCGGATATTTAACGCCGCTCTCGCTCATTCGTATCATCCATGACGCACTCGATTTGCCGCCGAACATCGAGATTCTTTCAATGGGAGTAGATGAGGTATGCAAGCGATGATGATTGGTCTCATAGTGTGGATCGTTTACGTTGTTGTCTGCGGGATTATGAAAGGGCAAAAATGATCGCAGCGATGCTCAATATGGATTCAGAAATGCGTAGCGTTTTGATTGTTGTGATCGAGTCCGGCAATCTGCGGCGGATGGAGCTTGGCGACCCGGCGTAGAGAACACGAGGAGTTTCAAAAATGCCAACCGAACGTGAGGCGATAAGGAAGATTCTGCGGGAGCGGCCCGAGCTGCACGCCGCGCTGAGGAAAGCCATCGAAGAGGGACGGCTGAAAAGCACAGACGATATGCCCGATGACGAAGAGATAATCATCATCTGTGGCCCCGATCATGGCGGAGTCGAAGGCTCCAAACAGGTCCAATGCGAGTGCGGAGCGTTGGTTTGGATGTCACCGTCCACGCAGGAGGCGTGGAAGGCGCGGCAAGCGTTCCCAACGCGAATACTGTGCCTTCCATGTGTGATGAAGGAAGGCAAAGAGACCCTGAAAACATGAAAAGGATGCTGCGGCGGGATAGGAGTAGCGAAGAGAAGCAGGTAGACCGTATATTTAAGGGCGGTATGCTGAAGTTGGGGGCCGCTCAAACCCCAACGGAAAGCACTCCGAAACCCTTCCCTCACTACCTCTTTTGGGACGTGATGGGGCGCAAAGGGCAGAGATGCCGTGTCGTCAACCCAGATCGCACGGCATCCTCCAGAATCCAGGTCGAATTTGAGGATGGCGCAATTGTTGTGGTCAGTCGGTTAGCCATCCGTCGAATCTAGGAGGCTCTATGCGCTGGCTCGCGTCCTTTCCAATCCTCACCAAGATCATCGCCGGGCTTTGGATCGCCCTAACCCTGCTTTATAACCACAACGGCGAGTTTCATCACGCCATCTTCGCCAATTTCAATCACCTTCCCGCACTAGCCCAAGAGATAACCGAATTGATCGTGATTCCACTGGCGATTGCGCTGGGGCATCAATGGGTGCGTCCGAAAACGGTGTGACATGGCCTACACCATCGAGATTCCAGGTATGACGTTTGTCCGTGAAGGCTTAGGAGGAATTGTGAAACGAGCAACAGTACAGATTGAAGATAACGCGCTGATTATCGATGGGATGCGCGTGACCTTTGAAATCATTCCACAATTCCTCCATGAGCTTGCGAACCCCGATCCCGCAAAATGGTATCGGCTGGAGCGCGTAGGCGACAGGTGCATCGTTCACGTCAAGATTGACCCCGAGTTAAGGCGAATCCAATGACCGACATATTCAAACTCGCAGATTTGCTGACCGTGGCCGACATGAAAAGCCTCGTAGGTTCACTGGCGGGAAAGAACGTGATGCCGTTATGCGCGAAGCATGAGCCGAAGGCATCACTGCAAAAGGAAGGTGGAGGCTATATCGTCTTCGTTCACTGTGACGAGTGCCGCTTTACCGCATGGATACATCCCGACACCTATTACGACATGATGGTGGAGGACATGCTCGATGAAGTTGGAGAGAGCATTTTGAAGGGAGATGAACGATGAGCGGACGCGGATTCATTCAGGAAGAACCGGACAGAGCTTGCGAACTGTGCGGCAAGTGGACGGAGTGTAGGCCCTATGGGCCGAAAGGCGAACAGGTGTGTTTCGATTGCGGCCTGAAAGACCCCGCCGCGATGGAGCGCGGATTCAATCGTCATGTTGGTGGTGAAGGGAACGCCTGATGAAAATTTGCATGGAGTCAACCGATATCATTGTCGATATGCTCGGGGTGGAGTGCCGGGTATGGAACGCTGTGGCAGAGGACGATACACAGTGTTATGTTTTCGTGCATCGCATTGCAGTAAGAGAACCCCATAAGAAAGAAGTGTTCCGCGAACTCTTCGACCGCCCTGAAGAAGAGATATTGCTGGTACGGGATGATGCCTGATGCATTTCAACTGGCGCAAGCTACGCGATCCAACGCAGGAGAAGGCCGATAACAAGGCTTGGCGAGCGGAACTTACCGTCTTAACGCAAGAGGATGAGGAGCTGCGCGAGGACGGGAGGCGGCTATGCAAATTCAACTTGCTCGCGCTTTGCTACGTTCTAGGTTATTGCCAGATCACCGAGGACGTTCACCATGAAGCTATTGCGTTCTTCCCCGAGAAAGACCCGAACAAAAACGTCTCGCAACTGAGTGACGGGATAGCCCGGCGCAATTCCCTGCTCTACCCGCGCGGCACGTTCAAGACGACGCTGGACGCCGCCAACATCATCCAATACATCCTGCATTACTTCTTCACCATCGCCATCCTGATAATGTGCGCGTCGAAGAAATTAGCCTTCGCGCTAGTGGATGAGATATCGGCGCATTTCTACAAACCCAAAAATCGACCGCCGACACTGTTTCAAGCCCTGTTCCCTGAGTTATGCATCGACCTGGAGCCGGAGACCGGAACCTTTACCGCAGCTCTGCGGCAGACGGAACCCAAGATCAAAGAGCCGTTGCTATGGGGCAACTCGCTGGGATCGTCAACGACTGGATGGCATCCCGACATTCTGGTGATCGACGACGTACACGACAATCGCAACTCAGAGACCTATGACGCCCGGCTGAAGATATCGAAACGCTACAAACTGAGCCGGAAGATTCTGAAGCCCACCGGGATCGAGCTGAAGATTGGAACCTGCTATGGGCCGGGGGATGTGTTTGCGGAAGAGGTATTGAACGCGAGGCCGGGAACCTACCGTCGCGTCTACAAGCCAGCCATGCGGCTGAAGAGTGGCGAACGGCTTGACCCCAACGGATTCCCCGACGAGGAAGACGTGGAGCTGCTGTTTCCGTCGATCCTGCCCTACGACTATCTCCGCGAGGAGTACGAAGGCGGGTATGAATCGTTTATGTCTCAACTGATGCTCGATACCTATGGATCAGCCGAGGTGGTGTTTTCCGAGATGCAAATGCTGGAGGCCATGATTGACGAGGATCGCGTACCCGTCGAAGGCGAGACCTTCATCCACTGGAGGATGGAGTGTCGCAAGATGCGATGGAAGACGACCAACGGAGCCGTAGGGGTTATGCACCGCAATCGCATGACAATCGCGGAGGTGATGCATGGCCATTACAAGCCATCAGAATTGGCGCGAATGATTGTCACGTCTGCGCGGAAGTATGGGCTGCATGAGGTCTCCATCGAGGAAAGCCCAGGTGCGCGGCTGATGCAACCGACAATCCACAACTACGCGCTGACCGTGGGCTGGGACGTGCATATCAACTGGACGCCATATGTCGAGGACTCCGGCGAGCGCGACATCTTCATCCGCAACATCGAGGCCGATATCGCATCGTCACGGCTGATGTTCTCAAACGGTATTGTGAAGCTGAAGCCGTTGATTCAGGGATTCGTTCAGTACGGCATGATCGACGAAAACGGTTTGCCGGATGTGGTCGCACAAGTGGCCGCGAACCTGCCGCAGTCCATCGCCGCCGAGAACAGCGAAGAAGAGAGCGCGTGGGAGATGGCGCGGGAGAGAGACAAATACAACATGATTTACGGACGCGGAGCCTATGCCCGACCGGAGCCGGAGCCGGAAGAGGTCATAGTGGAGGAGCCGAGGTTGGAAGATGAAACTATGACCTCACAAGGGTTTGAGGTTTGGATTCCTGGTTTAGAGCGCTAATCGCTCTAATATTTTCAGCCGTGGCGTACACGTCGCTTTCGGTGAGCCGTGATCCAAACCGAGCAATTCTCTCCAGAAACTCAGCGAGCGTAGAATCCATTTTTGCAAAATTGCAGAACTTGCAGCACGGCACAACATTGCCGTTTGGATGCCAGGGCTAGAGTGATTTCCTCCAACCTAACGCTACCCGTCCCTGCCTGTACCAATTATTCCGCCGCTTCTTGCATTCGTCAGCACCACAACATTTTTCGCGGGTGCAAAACGGACATGAACCTTCCGGCCCCACGACAGCCTTTTCGAGCGCACGACTAATCCGTTCCAACTCCTGCTCATGAGCAATGAGCTGTGATCGAGGAGCGCGGCCAATATGCCAGAAGCCACAATCGGGGCACGGATACTCAAGGATTGGATGCCCGGCGCGAACAGACGCTTGACGAGCGAACTTCATAGCTTTTTGCGCATTGCGATAGCGATTCTTTCCATCACACCTAAACGAAGTAGCAGGGTTGCGCCAGCTCATTTTATTTTCTCCAGGTGAGCGGCAACAGTTTCAGCCAAGAGGAGAATTGGAGTAATTTCCAGCGTGGAACCGAATCGCTTCAATCGCTCTAAAAATTCCACGAGAGGCCAGTCGTCTTTAGCTCTGTTGCAAAAAAAACAACACGGCAAAATGTTCCCGGCTACATAGTCACCCGATGAGTCAACCCTATCAATCCCCGAATAAAACATAGGGTTTGAGTTGTCACTGATGCGCTTCGCCTTGCCATCGACATAGACCGTGATTAAACGGTGGAAGCGATTGCAAGGAGCAGCACCACAGTAAGAGCAGTCCATCTTGCTAATAAATTTGAATTGCTTCAGGTTTAATTTGCAAAGGCGACCGCCTCTACGAGCGCGATTCTTTAATTGAGCGAATAAAACCATCCATTCAGAATTAGGTTTTCGGTCATAGCGATTGCATCCGCACGAACCGCTATTGCCACTCTTCAAATTCATATTGGCGACTTCGCGCTCAGTGCCGCAGATACACCGGACGAGACAGGCTCGATAGAGATGCTTGCCAACTTGGATGTAACGCTCGCCGTCGATGACGGTGTATTTACCGTAAGGGGTTCCCTTAAGAATGATGGATCGACGAGATTTAGAGGATGAAGGGAAAAGGTAGTATTGAGATGGCGGCACAACATCCTGTATACGCAGGTTGGTCATTTTCAGCCCTCCAAGGCTGGACTTGATGTGTCGCCATTCTAGCAAAACAAAAGCGAAAACCCTAACAATCAACTTTCAAACTTTAGTAACTTGGCGTACATTTCTCCCATTGCTTCACGAAAGCATCGTGCCCCCCACGATGCCAGTTATTTGCGGAAGTGGCCGAAGTCTAGACCCGAACCCGACACCCCTATCGGTTTTGAGGCTTTATGGCCACTGCGACCCTTATATCGGACGGTGTTTGGAGTCGCCCCGTACTCATGGAGGACGTCCAAACCTCCACCGATCCCGCCGTCGATCCGAAGTACACAGATCAAGCCGTCCTCTCCATTGTGGTGCAGGACTTCAACCGCGCTAACACCTGGCTAAACGACCGCCGTTGGCCGCTGATGTGGACGGAGACGGACTTACTCTATCAATCGCCGCGCAGCCTCAGTGTCTTTGAAGGCTCCGCAGTGGCTCGTGCGAACGTGTCAAGGTACACGGTCGCCAAACAAACAAATTCCATCGCCCCCGCAATCACAGGGGCGATTTTTTCTGACCCGACGCCGTTCATGATCCGGCCCCGGCCCTCGGTGAAGCAGGACACGGCGCGAGCGTGGACGGAGCTGATTTCCGAACTGATTGACGACATCCACATGAAGCAGGAAGCCAGCTATGGCATTCAAGGGATGGTCAATCAGGGAACCGTGATCTACATGGGAGGGTGGGAGACCATAACCCGCGTCGAGAGCCGCTATCAGCGCAAGCAAGCCCCGGCCCAGGTGAGTATGCCGCTTGGCGATCCCATGACGGTGTTTACCAAGCAATCGGATGAGTTTGAAGTGGTCGATGTCGAGATAACGAAAAATCGGCCGGTTTTTGAGAAGTGCGAGCTGGGAACCGTCTTCATCGATCCCACATGGAACAGCCCCAACCAGATATGGAAAGCCCGATTCATCATCCGCCGCCGCTGGGTGAACTACGACGACCTGACCAAGCTCCGCGACAACCCGAGCTATGACATCCCCTCGGACGAAGTTTTGCGCTTCATCTTCCGGCCCGACTCCACCGAGCAGACCGAAGGCATCGGCGGGGTAGAAGAGGCGATGCAATCGAACTCCAGCATCCACCATGCCGCACGGGAAGACTTCGAGTATTCCGAAGACCCGTTATTGCAGCCGATGGAGATTTTGGAGTGGTGGAGCGAGACCGATGTGCGGGTGGTGTTGCAAAAGAAAGTTGTGCTCCGCAACGGCCCTCACCGGATGCCCGACAAACCGTTCTTCGCCGCGAACTATTGGGACATCGATAACGCCGGGTACGGGATGGGGATAGGCCGGATCGCCGGAGCCGACCAGCGTGTAGAGCAGGGCATGATAAACGCCATCCTTGACATCCTGGCCTTCGCAGTCAATCCCGAGTACACCATCCTTCGCGGAGCCAATGTGCCTACTCAGGATCAACGCCGACGCCTCGGGGGCATCCGCGTTGTGGAAGGTCAGGACGCCAGCCGCGCTATCTCGCTTGTGCCACAACCGCAAGTACCCGCCGACGCATGGCGAGCGATACAGGCGGCTATCTCCAGCTCCGAAGGCGCGACCGGAGCGGATCAGGCCAGCGTCCAAGGTTCTCTCCCCGGTCGCGGCTCCAGTATCGGACGTTCCGGTACGGGAGCCGGAATGATAAGTGCCGCATCCAGCGGACGGCTGCAAAGCCCCGTCGAACGATTCATCGACGGGGTTTTTATTCCCTATCTCAAATTTCTATGGGCGATGGTGAAGGAGTTTATGCCCATCTCCGAAATCCGCGCGATTCTTGGCGACAGGGCACAGGATCTTGTAGTTGACTTCGGAGACTTTATGGATGCGCCCGTCAAGTTCGACACGTTGGCGGGTACTCGGCTCGCGGCTCGCAACCGCATGGCGCAAGCCCTTCCCTTCCTACTGGAGGTGTTGGGCAATCAGGCTCTCGTACAGCAGCTAGGACAAACCGGATGGAAGGTAAACGCGCTGGAACTCGTCAACATGGTGCTGGATATGTCGGAGTGGAAGAACCAAAAAGACCTGATTGTGCAGATGACCCCGCAGGAAGCGCAGATGATGGTCTCGCAATCGCCGGGTGTAGTGAAGGCCCAGGCAGCCACCGCACAGCAGCAGCAAGAGCAGCAATTCAAGATGGCGCTGGAAGACAAGAAGATCGCGGGACGGATCGCCGTCGATGCCGTGGACAAGACCCACCAGAGCGTTATCGAATCGCCGCTGCAACGTGCCGCCAGCTTCGCCGAACGCACCGCCGACACCCACGCGATTAACTCCAGCCAGTTCTTCGGCCCGTCTGGAGGTGGACAGTGAACCGCCGCAGCTTTCTTTCCATGATGGGATTCGTGGCCCCCGCTGTGATCGTCAAGCCAACCTATTTTTTTGCGCCGCGTGATGGCTGGGGCATAAAAATTTACACCACCATCGGCCAATATGCCGACTACTACAACTTTTCCGATATAGCCCTATCGACAGAGATCAATCCCGGCCTAGACCGTTTATGCGCGGAGGTGAGCCAGTGGCAACGCTGATTCGTCCATACCTCACCTTTGCCGGAAGCGTCCGTTTCATACCTTATGAAATTTGCCGCTGCGGAACGCGGAATGGCCTGATGGGAGGCTTCTGCGGCTGTTGCGGAGATGCGATCCCGAACCGAACCGAACAAGTACGACTCAACCGAATGGAGGATAGCGATGATGTCCGACCCCAAATACGATCCCAACAAGAAACCGGATGACCCGCAGGAAAAGGAAGGTCAGGCCGAAAAGAAAAAAAAGGATGCTGAAGAGGACGAAGAAGAGGAAGAAGCGCAGGTCAAAAATACATGATGCCGGACTGGACAATCCTCGATGAGAAAGGCTACTCGAAGCGGCGCGACGAGATTGACGCCGCGATCATCGAGGCATGTTCCGGCGAGGGCAAGACGCACACCGAATTGTCCGCGATGTTGCGGCAGATGGGGCTAGGAAACGCGCGATCAGACGACTCACGCGAACTGAGCTACAGCATGACCGGGGGGATCATGCGAGCCGCAGTCAACTCGTTACGGTCGCGCGGTCTCATCTACGACTCATGGGACTTAGGCCGGGAGTATCCACGGCCATTCCGCTTTTACGCGAGGGCCGCATGAACGACATTCGCACCAAACGCAGATTCGGAGTCACCGCGAGCCTCAAACCCGTACAGCGAGCGCGGCTCGCCGGGTTGTATGGGAGTGACGTTTGGCCGGATGCGCTGGACGTGATGGAGCAATGCTGCATTGAAATCGAGACCAAGTTAATTAACACGCCTGTAGCAGAAAAAGCGGCAGTGTTAGCGAATCATCAATTAGCCCAGGCAGCATGGCGAATCTTCACGCATTTCCAAGAAAAAATCCTTAATGAAACCTCTCTCTATCTGGAAAGTGTTGCACCTAAACCCGCTGTACCCGAACTGACGGCAGCAGAGAAATGGGCCGAGAACGTGCTCGATCCGCTGAAAACTCCGCCGACAGAAGAGGACTACATGGGCATTTGAAACTCGGAGAAGGCATATGGAATATAGATGGTTGAACGACAAGCAGCCCGATGACAACGGTGATATCACCGCTATTGTAGAAAATGCAGACGGCACACCTGTATCGGTATTCAAGGGCAAGACTATCGATGAAGTAGCAGACAAATTGCTTGTGGGGCAGACCTCAGCGAATCGAGAGATAGCACGGCTGTACAAACGAATCCATCCCGACAAAGGAAGGAAGTCGCTGAAGCCGCAAACCAAAATTCTGAGCGCAGACGACAAATTCCGGCTCGCGTCAGAGATCAACGATCCCGACAAAGTTGTAGGTGCAATACAAGAAATCGTGAACTCGACAACCAAGGTTCCGTTAGAGGAGATGGCGGAAAAAGCGTTAGAGGACGATAAGAAGCAATCGGACGAGTTTATCCGCGCCGAAGCTTTTGCGTTCCGCGATGACGTTCCCGAATATTATCCGACGGACAAAAACATGTTTGCCCTGTTCGACGAACTGAAAGCCAACGGCTGGGAAGTAACCCGTAACAACCTTGCGATTGCGTACAACACGCTGAAAGAGCGAGGTGATATCGAGCCGTGGCCAATTGAAGGCAAGGTAGCAACCGAACCCGACCGCGAGGACGGAAGCAGCAGCAGCAGCAATTCAGCACCAGCCGTAGCCACACCACCAATCGCATCACCGAACGGAAAGCCGGAGCCTGCGCCAGCCCCCTCTCCTAGACCTAGAAGCATAGCGACGGGTATACGCAACGTGGATGCGTCCGCATTGCCCCCCCCGCCAGCTCGTAAGAAGACGTACACACGAGCCGATATCGAACAAATGTCTAGGGCGGAATACCAAAGCAAGTTGCAGAACGAGCCGGGCTTTAGGCAAGCGGTCGATGCTATGGGTTCGTGATCTTTCCCGCAGGGGGACGGTCACATGCGATCAACTTCAGTTGCCGCACAACGCGGCAGAACGTTCTTTGAGAAATATCTGGTTCCGTTCATAGAGTTTGTGTGCGCCCTCGGCGGCTCTGCTTACTTCTATACGGGCAACGTTGGTCGGACTCATGCGGCCAACGGCGTGTTGTGTGTTGGCGTCAGTCCGGCGTCGAACCTCACGACGAATCTCCCGCAGTCTGTCGTTACCACCTACGACAAAATCTTTGTGGAGAACTTAAAAGCGAATACTCCGTGGGTCAGATGCACGTCTCGACGCGCCATCGAGGAGAACTCGGGTAATCGTCTCGTGCTCTACATGTACCAGAATCTTCCGGCCCCGCCGATCACCCAGGCACCTGAAGGCACGATCCAAACGGGTCTCACCGCGACCGTAGTTTCTAACACGTCCATCATGGGCAATTACGCCGACTACATGAACATATCAACGTATGCTCTCCAGACTGCCATCGATCCCACCCTAGAGGCTCTTGGCGTTCAGATGGCCTATCGCATGGCCCAGGTCATCAACACCATTCTCCAGAACACGGCGGATGGAGCCAGCGTTATTGACCCGTCAGTAGCGATAGAAAAACCCGCCGCCGACCCCATGACTTCGGACGATATCATTATCGCCGCGCAGTCACTTGCCGGAGTCAATGCCCTTCCCTTTGCGGAAGGACGTTACACCGGAGTCATGCACCCTCACATTGTTGGGGATATCTGGCTCGATAAAACCAACAACTCTTTGGTGGACGTGGTGAAGCGCACACCACAGGGCAATGAGCGGTTGACCGAACTCGCAAGTCCTGACGGCGACACCATTCCCTTGATCGACTGGGGTGGAGTCAGCTTCTTCCAGAGCACGCTTGTTCACCAGACTCCCAACTATGACACCACTACATTCACCGCGTTGCGAACCTACGTTGTAGGCCGCGACGGGTTGATTGGAGTGTCTTTCGGAGCGCGGGAGAACACGCAGATAGGCGATGGCGACTGGAGAAATTTGGCCATCTGGGTACGAAGACTATCGGAGCCGAGTGGCTACGATCCATCAAGAATGATTGGGGGCTTCGCGAGCTACAACACCATGTACACCGCGACCCTTCCACCCGACCCCGTTCAACGTATCCGCTACATCGATTCTGTGTCAGCAGTGACCTAGAGCTGGAGGCTGTTTTCGAGCAACAGCGGGGACGGGATTTGCCCTCCCGTCCCACTCCACCTGAAGCCACGAGAGAAGAAGCAGAGGCTACAGGTGGTTCGAGTCCACCCTTCTCTCACTAACCGAAAGGGACGATATGACGGAAAAACTGGACAAAGCAAAAATTCTGGACGAGATGGAGCAGCTACAGCTTGAGGAGACCCGCGAGCGCGTAGCGAAGATGCGGCGGGATAAGACCATGCAGCTCCGGCGCATCACGGACAAGCAGATCGCGCTGAAACGCATCGCCGTAATCGAGCAACAGGCGCAGGAGATATGCGTTCACAAAAAAGGCGGCAAGGGCAAGGAAAACTGGTTCAACGGCAACGATAGTGATTACGCCGTTGTAAAACACATCCTCAGCCATGGCCCCATGATTGTCGTCTGTCAGCGATGCGGACGGCTTTGGGAGCCGCCACCACTTGCACTGCGGAACGGCACGAGCGAAGAGAGGAAGGAATATAAACGCCTCTACATCGAGTATCGCGCCGCGACCGAATTTCCCACCGACAACGAGACCAGCGGAGCAAGGCTGTTCGAGATTACCAGCAACGCACCCGCAGCCTAACTGCGAGCGTGTAACCGTCCACGTTACATAAACCAAAAGAAAGCGAGAGGCAGCCATGAGCGCAGATACAACACAGTCCCCACCGAGAGACCCGCGCGGAGCTGGTAGCGGAGAGAACGCCGTAGCCCAGCGCAGCAAGCCAAGCAAGGACGATCCCGCCCAGGCGAAAGACATTATGAAGATCGTCAAGCAGCGGCAGACCGATGCGGCCAAGAGCAACAAAGCCTTTGCCGACGATACCGAGGAAGACCTCGAAGACACCGAACCGGAACTGCCGGAGCCGGGGCCAGTCACCGAGTACCCCGAGGGCGATCCCGACAAAGGCGCACATGATCCCGAAAATCCCACCATGCCCATAGCCCACCGCGACCGCCGCGCCTACCTGCTCCGTCAGGCCCAGCGCAACGAAGCCGCCAACGACCAGCTCAACGCCATGCAGGTAGCGCAGAACCGCCGCGTGATCGACGGAATGGCTTACCTGCAAGACCCCGACTATCTCCGCGAGGTTTCGATGGAGACAGCACAGGCCGCAATCGCATCGCACAGCCCCGAAGCGGTGAAGAAAAACCGCGACGAGATGGCGAAGCGGCTGAAGGCGCGGCAGGAGCGGGAAGCCCAAGCAGTAGCGAAGTAGCGGAGGTGGGAAGTGGGGAACTCAACAATAATGCTGCAATCCATCATGGATGGAGTTTCAGCGATTGGCGACCTGAATCCGATCTTCAACAACACCGGAGGATTCGCGGACGAGCCAGCTTTGACCATTGCCAATGATGCGATGAGCGAGTTTATCTCCGTGCGCTTTCCGTGGAAGTGGAACCGGATCAAAATTCCCCCCTTCCCGCTTACCAGCTATCAGCAGGACTACGCGATGAACCTCACCAATATCGGATGGGTGGAGAATGGCCGTCGCGTCGATATCAACAACTCCACCGTACCCCCGCCCGATGCACCCGTATACGCCGTCAGAGACCTAGCCGAAGAGAGCGCGTTAGGAGGATGGCCGTTCCAATTTTGCTGGTTTTATAACCGCCTGTTGGAACAGAACCTTTGGCCGGGACCGGGCATCGTCTATACCTATCCCATCGGAACGGGTCTACCCAATCCCGAGAACCCCTACACCAACATTCTCGATCCCAGCGGCAACATTCTTGTGCTGGTGGAGTGGGGAACGACCGGATTAGTCGAACCCGATGCAGGGATACTCGCGCTGCCGGGAGACATCATTCAGGACGGCACATGCGCGTGGGAGGTTGTCGATCCCGACGCCCAGGGTATCCGCATCAGGCCGCGACCGCCGCAGACGGGAAATGTTTGGCTGATGCGTTTGTACGCGCAGAAGAAGGCCCCAATCTTCACCACCATGCAGCAGAAGCTAGACCCGATCCCCGACGACCATGCGAAATGGTTCCGCGATGGATGCGTGGCCTATGCCCACCGCTACAGCTCCAACCCCAGCGTCAAGGCGCGATTCCAGGCGATGAAGGCGGATTGGTTCACCGCCGTCGATGCCGCCGCGCGAGGCGACGACCGCGAGGACGAGAGCAAAGGATACTTCCCCGACCGCCCGGCTATGGCTCCGATGCAATCGTGGGACACCGGGCCACTTCCCTACCGCTGGGGGTGGAGATGAGCACCACACGCAATCTGCAATCGAGCGCGTTATTCGCGTTGCCCTTCATCGGCTATCAGCCCGTGAATATCTCCAACAGCGAACCCGCCGTCACCGCCGCCAACCTCACCAAGCAAACCATACTTGGGCCGCCGTTCAAGTGGAACTTCAACCGTGGCGAGTTTAGCTTTCCGACCGAGCCGAACGATCAGGACTACTACCTCATCATCCCCGACTTTGGATTTTTGGAACGCGCGACACTGACCGACAGCACCGGCGTTGTCAAGGAGATTGAGATTCAGCAGAGCCTAGCGGCAGAGAGCGTGAAGAAGAGACCCGGCAGCATCGCCGCCAACCTCATCGATGACCAAGGAGGCGTGACCTTCCGGCTCAACTCCATGCCGCCAGACGCCGAGACCTACCAAGTAGACGGCTTCTACCAGAAGGCTCCGGTTCTGATGTCGTCGATGGCGAACACTTGGAGGCCGATCCCCGATCACAACGGATATATCTACGATTGGGGGTTTCTCTCCTTCGTCAGTCTGCTTACGAAAGACGCCCGATTCCCCATCTTTGGCCAGCGATTTACAGCCCATTTGCTAGGCGCACAGGAAGGCTTGACCGCGCTTGAGCGAAACATCTTCCTTGGCAACTTCCTCCAGGTGATGAGCGCACAGGAACGCTCGCAGCTCACTACCCAGCAAGGCGTCACCGCGAGGCAACAATGAGACGCTTTGATACAATACAAAAAGAACTCCCCACACGGCGGTCACCGTATGGGGAGGTTGAGGGCTACAGAAGCCGCAGCAGCGCGACTAATGTAACCGCAATTTTCAGAATAAGGCTTAACTCCTTTTCTGAGAGTACGACTTCAAATCTCACAAAAAACCACCTCCTTTCTATGAAGCCGGAAGCTAACCCACGACGGTTAGCTTTCGGCTTTGTTTTTGTCTCCAAAAACATGCCGCCTAGAAAAGAAGTACCTCCAGTTTACATGGAGGTTGCCTGATGGCGAACGCGATCCAACAGGCGGGAGGAGCATCGGAGCCTACCAGCTTCGCGCCCCTCCATACCAATCGCATGTTCACCGGGCTGTGGACGAACCGCAGCCCACTCACCGATGCCTCGGTGAGCACCAACATGGAGAAGTATGGGCTTGGTCTGCAAGACTCCATCATTGCCGGACTCAACACCGAGCTAAGTTCGCAGCTCACCCTAAAACGGAGGCGCGGAACCAGCGTCTACAACACGCAGACCTTTCCGCCGATCAATCGTTTCTATCCCTTCAACACCTTCACGCTGACCGATGAAGTAATCCGCGTGATGGCCGACACCGCCGCGACCGTCTACGACGCCACCGGGCCAAGCACACACAATGCCATCTGGACGAAATCAGCCGGAGCAGGGCCAACGTTCTTTCTCGGTCTCGGCAACACGCTGTACTTTACGAACGGGGTAGACAATAAGCAGTGGAACTATACCAATAACGCCGTTTGGAATTGGGGTATAGCAGCCCCAACGACAGCCCCGCTTGCAACCCAGGCTCCGCGTCCCAACCCGCCGCCATCGCGCCAGCCCGATACCGCCTATGAGACCCATAATCCCTATCGCAATGGGATGATCCTGTTCGACACCAATGGGAACTCGCAGGTATTCGCCGGGACTGGAGTCACCGGAGCCGCACAGCCGACATGGAACGCGACCACCGGAGGAACTACAACTGACGGAACGGTTACATGGGTCAACAACGGCAATGCGTCATGGCTATCCAATCATGCCTATGCCGCTGGAAGCATCGTCATAGCGGAATCGTTGCCTTCCGATGTCTTCTCCACCTTCGTTGTGATGACAGCGGGAACCAGCGGAGCGACCCGACCGAATTGGATTACAGGCGTTGGCCTACAGGTCAGCGACGGTGGAGTTACATGGATCAACATTGGCCCGATGATGATATGGGCCAGCATCGGCCCCGGTATCACCATCACATCCGTCACGCAAATTCTGGACAGTAACGGCAACCTGCAAAACGTTCAGCAAAGCGGAGTCACCGCTGCCTCCGGCACTGTGACATGGGGAACAGAACTAGGATCGTTCACCACCGATGGCAGCATGATATGGGTCAACGCCGGGCCGTGGGCCGTGGCCAGTACCGCTATAACGCAATGGGGATACGCCTATAGGAACTCGATCACAGGCGACATCAGCAACATGAGTCCGGCCAGCACCCCGTTAACGGTTCTGCTGGGAAATCAAGTGACCATCCAAGGCGCAGGTTCGAACGACCCTCAAGTAGACCAAATCTACATCTACCGCTACGCCCAGGGTGGATCGACTTTTATTTATGACAGCGTAATACCCAACCCCGGCGCAGGGCAGACGTGGACCTATGTTGATAACACACCCGACAGCGATTTGAACCCTGAAATTCAGGCACAGGTTAACGGACAAGGTACGCCGCTGCCAGCCGGAGCTACGTGCATGGCCTACCATCTGCAACGCTTCTTCGTTGCCGTGGGGAACGTCACCCATGTATCGAGCGGCCCCGACGCCATAGCCAGCACCAGCAGCGGAAACGCGGGATTCAATACCACCTTTACCAGTCAATCGAAGATCATCCGGTATTGGGTCTCACCGTTGGGTCTCGTCATTATGACGGTGCGGGACAGCTACATCATTCTTGGCACTGGAACCGACGCCGACCCGCTCTACCAGACCACCTTTATCGACGGCATCCCGCTACTGCATTACGACGCTTTCACCACCCACCTGACGACGCCGTACATGCTGACGGGAACAAACATGCTTATCGCAATGGACCCCTCAGCCGGGATTACGGAGGTAGGATTCCCCATTGCCGACAAGCTGGAAGAGGAGTTTAACTCAGCCACCGCCTACGTTACTTATCACTCGCAATCGAGCAAAGAGAACGCCCTTTACGTCGATGACGGGGTAGGTTCGTGGTACAGAATGAGCGCGACAACGGCCCCTGAAACGGGCCTGAACTGGTCTCCAAAAGCCACCCTTGTAGCCCCCTCAAGTGCCGTCCAATCGGTCGAAATTCTACCGGGAACCAACCGCCTTTTGATAGGGCCGGGAGCAGCCGGAGGGCCGATCAGGATGCGCGATTTAACGGTGAATACAGACGTAGGAATCCCCTACATTTGCCACGCTACTTTCGGGTCAATCGTACTGGCTCACCCCGGCGAATTAGCGGCCCTCGCGTTCATCACTTTGGAGGCTAGAAAGCTAGGTTCCAGAGCGGCATTATCCGTGCTTTTGGGAGAGATTTTCGCGACCCCCACAGCCCCCTTTGAACCGCTTGGAAGAACCCGCCAAGACCCAACCAATCTACCCCCCAGCGAGACCCTTTACAGCGACCGTTACCACTATATGCAGAGCCAGAATCCGGCGTGGTGCAGACACTTCCAGATGGATATTGCATGGCCAGCCGAAGATGCTGCAAATGAGCTGCTGACCTACACCATTTTCGGCCAGACGTGGCAGGAGTACAGGAGCCAGTAATGCCCAGCGTGAAGCAGTCACAAAACGTGAGCATGAATGGATGGCAGCAAGCCCCGCCGAAGTCCACGGACACGGCCTTGCAAAGCCCCGACCCCAAGGGAGACCCACCGGCCCAGGCCGGTTATCCCAATATGAGTCCATTCATGCTCGCTTCAATGCCCCTGATGGCCTCCACCAACGACGCACTCACACAGTTCTATGGCAACTGGAGCATCCCCCAATTCCGCACCGTTCCAGTGCAACACGGAGGCAATTCATGAGTGACCAGCATTTTCACTTCGATCAATATGTCGTGCGGCCCATGAATGAAGGCGACCGGGTTTTTCTGGACAGCCTTATAGAGAACGACGCTTTCCATAAAGGCAGGATGACGCCCGATTATTTCCTAAAGCTTGTGCCGGGTGAGGATGCATGGGCTTTGGAGGACGAGCAGGGCCACGTCCAGCTCTATTTCAAGACTCAGGTTGCGGTGAGATTGTCAATCCAGTTTGCAGCCTCAGATACCAAGGAAGAAAAGCACCGCAACAGGCTCGCTTTATTGAAGGGATTTGCGTGGATTGAATCGATGTTCAGGAAAAACCGTTTCCGCGAAATCATTTTTGACACCGACGGCCCCGAATTGAACGCTTTTGCCAAACGACGGCTTGGCTTCAGGGAGAGCCAGTCAGAGCTGGTACGGGAAATTACCCCACTTGTACCCCCCGGATGCCACACGGAGCATTGGGAAGCGTTGCCACAGCCTACAAGAAGGGAAGGGTGACGGTCATGTGCGGAGCAAATCAACAGCAAACTGACATTACGAATGAGCAACAGGAGTTTTACACGAACCTCACCCAGCAATACAGCACCATCTTTGGGGAGAATCAGGCGATCACCGGAGCCTTGACCGCAGCCTTTACCCCGATCCTTCAGGCAGGGCCGAGCCAGACCGGATTTTCGCCCTCAGAAGAGAACGCTTTGGAGACCCAGAACACGGAAGGCGTTGCGACCGACTATGCCCAAGCCCAAAAAGCCACCGCTGACATACTTGCAGCGCGTGGAGGTGGTAATACGCTCCTACCTTCAAGCGTTGATTCCACCCTTCTCGCGCAAAATACGAACCAAGCCGCAGCTCAAAGGGCGTCGGGCCAAAACACGATTACCCAAGCGAACTACGCGCAGGGGTATCAAAACTGGCAGCAAGCGGCGGGGATATTGGGTTCGACAGCGGGACTTTTAAGCCCGACCAGCTACAGCACCAGCGCGACCGGAGCCGGAACAGCCGCGTCAACCTCCGCCGCAGCCATCGCAGCCGCCTCCAACAGCCCTTGGAACGCCGCCTTTGGCGCCTTGGGTTCCGCAGCGGGTATGGCTGGAGGAATCGGACTCAGCAAGTTGTAGGGAGGATTTATGGCAGACCCAGCAGCCGACGCATTAGGAACTCCAGACATCCCGGCGAACCTCGCAGCAGTAGCGCCAACAGGAGACGCAACAGGGGTTCCCACGGCCATCGCCGCACCCGCTACCGGAACGGATATGCCGACTCCTATGGGCAGCATTGCGCCCTCAGAGGTTCCAGCCGATCCCGAAGTAGCAGCCGGAGCCGTCCATCAAAACTGGCTTAGTCGCATCCTCGATTCGGTGGGAACGATCCTTGGGGGCGACAAGACAATTGTGGCCACCAAACACCCCGATGGAAGCATATCGGTCGAACACAACCCATCTACCACCGGAGAGAAATGGGGCAGGGTAGCCGCCGCCGCACTCGGAGGAGCTGCACGAGGACTCGCAGCAGGACAAGGCCCAGGAGGAGCCGCCAAAGCCGTAGCCGCAGGAGCCGCATATGGAGAAAAACTCCCTCAACAGCAGCTTGATGCAGCCAACAATGAAGCCGCGAACATGAGCCAGCAGCAGCTTCGCGCCGCTCAAAACGCCCGGCTTAATCAGCAAGTGGTAGCCGGAGCGTGGGATAACGACCACATGGCCACGGAGTGGAACCAGAAGCAAGCCGATTACATGGTGGACTTCACAAAAAAAATGACCGATATGGGGGCAACGCCGCTGTTCACGAACGTCAAGGATTTGAAACAGCTTGCCGCCTATGGCGTCACCAACCCGCTCGCGGTAGATGCCCACTTGGGAAAAGATGGCAGCGTATTAGTGACGATGCCAGATGGAAACGCAGATGGAGGCGTCAGCGGATGGTCGATCACGGCAGACAAAGCCAAGCAGAAATATGACAAGGATTGGGATACTACCGTTCTGAATGTCGATCCAAAAGACCCCACCAAAACAATAGAAAATCCCTTGCATATTGACGCTAATTCGACAACGATTGGCGATCATACGACCCGAGAGATGGCGATATGGACGCATAACAACGGCGTTCAAAAGCAGATTGCCGCAGCCCAGGCAGCAGCTACAACCGCAGGAGCCGCGCAGACGCGAGCGAATACAGCCGCGACCGAGGCCACGCAGAAAGCCCCACTCGTTCAAGCTCAGATAGGAGAGGCCCAAGGAAGAGGAGAAGAAGCCAGAGCGAACGCGGCCAAGGCAAGAGCGGGATTGCCGGGATTGCCGGGAGGAACGCCGCAGCCGATAGACGATCCTAACCATCCCCCTGTATCAAACTTCGACCCCGGCACACCCGGTATCAACATTAAAAAAATTGGAGTGATAACAGCCGACGCCGCTAAAGCAGCGCGACTCTCACGCAACATCCAGCACAACGGGCAAATCATTAACGACATCGTGACGCGGCGACCGGACCTTGTAGGAACCATTAACAGCCTCGGAACCAACTGGCAGCAGAAGGTAGCCGGAACCAACGATCCAGACCTAGCAGCTTTAGACGGAGCCGTTGACCAGTTAGCCATAGCATCGGCGGGAGCGCATGGATCACGCGCAGCCGGGCTAGTCGAAGGCATCCATGATGGCGTTCTGAATCACTTTAAAAATGGTCCCGCAGCAGTGAAGGCATACACCCAGGGGCAAATGAACTCTGTACAGACCTTCATAGATGAAGAGGACAACTATCGCCATTATGGCGATCCAGTTGGACCCAACACCGCCGCCAGAGCGAGAGCGATAGCCAAAGCACCGGGAGCCACAGCGCAGCCGCCAGCCGCCGCGAACCCGGCACAGCCAGCAACAGGTAATACAGGACAGGCAGCAATACAAGGATTCACGCCGATGACGCCGCCAGCGGGACAGACACGCCCCGGCTATAACTTCGGCGTAGGGCCGCAGGGAAGGGGATGGTATAGGCAATGACGCCAAATATGGCACAACCCGATTTCATTCCCGATACCGCACCCCCGCCGCCTTCAACAGCCAGCAGCGGGACAGGGAACAATCCTGACTTTATTCCCGACTTTATCCCCGACACCACGCAGCCATCCGTGATGTCGAACCTTCGCTCATCACTGCATGAATTGGGGCAGCAGTTCACGCAAGCGGAGCAAGGCGCAGACCGATCTTTCGCACAGGTTCCCGCCACAGTTGGAAAAGTAATCCAGAACATTCCCGGTGTTGGATCGTTCCTCAGCAGAAACACCGACCTTGACGCAACCACGGCACGATACGCAGCTCAGGCCGCGCAACCCATCAAGCCGACCGATTCAGGCGACACCACGGCAGGGACAACCGGAGCCGCAATCGAAACGATGGCGGAATGGATGGTAGGTGAGGGCGAGTTGAAGGCACTGAGCCAGGGCGAGCGCATGGTGAAGATCGGCCAGAACGTAAAGCTACTGGAAAAGATGCCATGGTTAGCCAAGGCCATAGCTACACACCCAGATATAGCCGGAACGCTGGGAACGATGGCGACACAGGGAACTGTGCAGGGAGCGCAGACCCTAGCACATGGAGGAACCGCGAAAGAGGCATTGGCAAGCGCAGGAACGCAAGCACTTGTCGGAGGCGCACTGGAGGGAGCTTTCCGTGGGATGGGCAGCGCAGCCGAAGGAAAAGCACCGACAGTTACACCTATAGAAGGCGCGGACTTCCCCACGAGGCCGGGAGGAACAGAACTAAATCTACGTCCACTGGAAGGAGGCGCACCCGACGCCGCGACCGGAGCCGTAGACGAAGCATTGGGCAACATGGCCCAACGCGCCGTTGCAAGATCGCTCAACCGAAACCTTGCAGCCAGAGCCGCCATACAGGACGCAGCCCCAGCCGCAGCCCCAGCCGCGCCCACACCCATCACAGATGCATCGAGAATACTTCCAGCGCCAGAGCAGCCACCAGCAACATTCACAGTGGGACCAGCGGCAGAGCCGACAGACGTTGCAGGACCGCCGACGTTTGCGCCTACCTCGACGCAATACTCGGGAACCGAGACCGTACCAAATCCCAACTTCCAGCCAACAGGAGGCCAAGCCCCCGAAGTGACCGCACCGGGACAGAGCGTGGAAGACGCCGCACAACAGGCAGGAACGCAGGTTCAGGCTGTACCGCCGCGAGTGATAGAGCCGCAGGTATCACCCGACACCCGCACCCCGGCACAGCAAAGACTGGATCAGGCGCGAGGTATACCAACGCGAGCCGTGACAGGGCCGGAGACCATACAACAGGCGCGAGCGGAACTCTATCGACAGCCGGAGATAATCACCCCGGCCACGATGGAGCGCACAGGTGGAGGCAATCTCATTCTCGGCAGCGACGGACAGCAAATGAGCATCGCCAGGGCGAGAGCACAGCAAGGCCAGTACGAAAACATAATGAGCGACCCTGCTATCTGGGATGACATGGGAACGCGCCAGCGGCAAGCCATCCAGAACGCACACTCAGACATAAGCGAACAGCTTCGAAGCTTCGATGACGAAGCCGCCAGCCAGAGCCGAGGGATGCAGAACTATGCAGCGGGACAGCAGCGCGGACAGGACGACTTTGCAGCAGCCCAGCCGCATTTTGATGCACCCAATGTTGCTGATGCCGTAGCGAATACAGGCAGTCTGGCAGATGCAGCGCAACAACTCAAAGGAGAGAACGGAGTTTTTTGGACAAGAGCAAATGAAGTCAGCAATGGAAGATTTCAGGAGCTACGCAATCAGGAGAAGGCATTACAGAGCGCACTCCGCAGCGCGGGACGCACCGGAGACCGGGCCGCACTTGCAGAGCAGCTTTCAGACAACCAGACAGCACAGGAAAATCTCTTTAACCAACATCGAACTCAGCTCAGTTCTCCAGAATGGGACTATCACCGCGCCGGGTATCAGGACGGTATGGTATTGGGCAACTATGACAGCCTGATTCAATCGCATTTCAATGGCATAACCCGCGCCGATGTTACCGATGCCGCAGCGGGAGGACAAAACCTTCAGCGCATATTCGACCCCAGCGAGGGCTTTAACCAGCAGATAGAAAACTTCCTCAACAAGGGAACGAACCGCGAAGTGCTGGAGCGCACCATTGGACGCGAAGGCATATTGAACTCAAAACAGATCGGGCAGCTTTTCGACAACTCCACACGGCAGCAAGCGACGGGAGATTTGCTGCACAGCATACAAAGGGCGATGAGCCGCCACCACTACGGCATAGGCGGAATTGCGGGAGGCTATCTGGGTTATGGGCTAGGCCATGCAATAGGAGCAGGAGTAGGAGCGTTGGGAGGCGCGGCCACAGCCGGAGCCGTGAGCGGAACGATAAGCCATCTCACGCAAAGAATCGCCAGCGACCCGGTGTTTGCCAAGAGCTTCATTTATGCAGTTAGAAATGGCGTTGCACCGCGCATCGCAGGGCCGCTATTGGCAGCAGCGTTTATGCGCAGGACGCCACCGCCACCACCACAATAGGAGAGAACACAACCAAATGGATTTCATAGGAGGAAGCACAATGGCATGGATTACGAGACCGAAGCCGAGGACGCAGAAGGTTCGCGCAGTCAAACCAGAACCCAACGGAAAGAGCATGGGAGCCACCGGGAAAGCTCTGCACATGAAGGGACTCAAGCCCGGTAAGAGGAGAAGGTAAATGCGCGAAGCCGGACAGATTTATTCCAACTTCCCGCGCGTCACCACCAGCTACGACGAGGAGTTGTCTATCTCGCAGGAGGCCCAGGACTACTACAACTCCCTTGCGAAAGACGGCGACTCCACGCCGCAGATGGAAGAGGCACTAGAGAAGGCTTACATCAAAGCCTATGCTGTATCCGCTAAGGCGCGCTGGAAGGGCCAGGAACGATGGCAGGGCAGGGAGAATGTCGAACGCCGTGTCGTCAACATCCTGCACCCCCATGACGTGATGCGGAAGCTGCAACGCGCCGGAGTCGATGCGCGGATCGAAGCCCCCATGTACTACGTCACCATGCCCGACGACGTGACAGGCTTACCCGTTCAGGTGAAGAAGCCCCGCGACGTTGGCCGCATCTGGCTTGGCGATGAAGCCGTAAAGGGACGCATCGGCATATTCGGATGGGTGAAGGATGAGAGAACCGAGACCCGCCGCGTGAAGCTTTTGTCCTCGCTTCAGTACCCTTGCGGCCCTGAGTGGAGCGTGATGCATTTCAATCAGTGGAACGTACCCATCGCGGAAAAGTATCGCGGATGGCGCACAGCTCTATTGCAAATGATTCTAAAAAACATCATCACCGAGGAAGAAGTAGACCGCGCCTTTGGGCCAGTTGTCCTCAACCCCGCCAGCGAACTCTATCGCCAACAACTCCAGAGCCACCGCGCCATCAGGAAGGGACTTGTGCAATGAGAATTTCAGGGGGCATGATATCGTTTAAGAGTCCTACCGAGGGATGCGAACCCCCGGCAGGGGTGAGGCTCTACGAGAGTAGAACCTTAACCAATGCTGTAACTGCTAGTACGAGTCTCCAGTCGATAGGAACCCGGATTCGTACCCGCAGCCAAGAGAAGTTAACAACCCGTCTCTTCACATTGCAGTCTCCTTTCCTCGTCCCGATCTTGAAGACCGTTAGCCCGGTCTCAAGATCGGTTCGATCTTTAAGCCGTGCTCGCACTCGGAAAGGAGCTTCTGCCAGTGTAGCAGCGCTTCTCCGAGGGGAAGGAGCGCAATGACACTCGACACCATCATCGAAGAAATACTCGGCAAGGAAGGCGGATTCGTTGACCATCCTGACGACCGGGGAGGCGCGACGAATTGGGGCATCACCGAGCGCGTAGCCCGAGACAACGGATACATGGGCCACATGCGCGACCTTCCTCGCGACGAAGCTATCCGCATCCTCAAGGCCGACTACTGGCACAAGCCGGGATTCGCACAGCTCGCGCTTGCCTCCATGCCCATCGCCGTGAAGCTCACCGACATGGGGGTAAACATGGGACCGGGCTTCGCAGGACGAACGTTGCAACGTTGGTTGAACGCCTTCAATCGCAGAGAGCCGGAGCTGACCGTTGACGGAATCACAGGGCCGCGCACCCGCCAAGCCCTTGACACCTTCATCAAGGCGCGAGGCAAGGACGGCGAAGAGGTTTTGCTGAAGGCGATCAACTGCACCCAGGGCGACCGCTACCTTGCGATCACTGAGAGCCGCCGCGCCAACGAAAGCTTCATCTTTGGATGGGTGAAGAATCGAGTACAGCTATGAATGAACAAGCCAATCCAATTGTGTCCTGCAAAAAATGTGGGATGCCATGCAGCGGAACTTTTTTTGATCCAGTGAACCTAGAGAAGCTCTGCATAAATTGTTGCTATGCCCTAAAAGTTTGGGAGAAACAAGCATGACGTATGAGAACTACATCAAGGGCCAGCTCGTTCAATTCGCGGTCAACGAGGCGTACAGCGAAGGCGCGGCAACCGCAGTGTTAGCCGTAGCCCAGGTGTTGAAGAATCGCGTGGACGCGGGATGGCATGGAGGCGATTGGATGAAGGTGATCGAGACCGCGCCGGAGTACGTTGGAACGACTAAGGAAAACCCTCCGGCAATCAACCCGCGAGACCCACTATTCCGGCAAATTTTGTTGAGTATCGATGACGTGTATTACGGAACCGCCGATGATGGCGACGTGAATAACGAAGATTACAAATCGCTCTACTATGCCGTGTTGCACAACATCAATCAGCCGTGGTTCAAAGAGAACATTTTGAGCGACCTTGAAAGCCACCCGCGCATAGCCAAGGTGGGACAGATAGATTTTTTTGCGTGAGGTAAAGCGATGCCGAATGGATTACCAAAGAGAATGGAAAAGGAGCCAAAGGCAACAGCAACACCCGTGCCCGTACCTCCAAGCGCATCGCAGGTATTTTTAAACACGTACAACGTTCTGAGTGCGCCAATGTTCCCGGCAGCGCAGATGCTTACTCCGGTTATAGGCTCAGTGACGTTCCAGTTGGCCGGATTCGGAAGCCAAATCCCGCGCATCATCGACACCGGATTTATAGCCAAGGCAACGGAAGAAGCAACCGACGAAGGCGGAGGATTTTTCTCCACCTACCTCATCGGCAACTCGGGCATTGACCCAGTTGGAACCTATTATGCTGTGACCTTCGCGGATGAGAACGGCGACATCTTGCAGACAGTTGCCTACATCATTCCGGCAGGCTCGCAAGTAAACCTGGGCGAGTTGCAGCCCTATGACCCCAACCAGCCGCCGCCGCCCTTGCCGCCGCTCGTCACGAATCAATTGCTTGTTTTGCCGTGGAGTCAGACTATGGAATTTCCCGGCGATGTGTATACCGCGTTTCGAGTCACCCTCACAGGTGACGTGACCAGTTCTACCGCGCCCGACACTGTATCGGGCAATCTCTACACCTTCATCATCCAGCAGGACGCGGCAGGTGGTCATCTGTTCGCATGGCCAACGAATTTAGTGAACGCGACACCGATCAATCCCAACCCCAACAGCAGGACGGTGCAGACCTTCGTGATGGCCACCAGTAACCTTTATCCAATCAGCGCAGGGACTTGGTATCTGTGATGAGCCGACCATTCCAAAATCTCAACTCGACCGGATCGATGGTGTTTGATGGTCTGGCAGCCGTGTGCTGGTTTATTCACATGAGCACAACCGTCGCCCATCCACGCGTAATCAACATCTCGCCGGGACAGCTTTACACCTTCATCTTCACCCAGGATGGTGTAGGCAATCATCCAATGATGTGGCCGGATAATTGTGTCAATGCCGCCCCGATTGACCCCGCACCCAATTCGCTTACAGTGCAGAACTTCATCGCCGATCAGGGCGGATTTCTGATTGCGAACGTTCCACCCTCGGGAGTACAGCCATGACCAGAGACCAAGGAACGATGCTTGAAGGCTTGTGCTGGCTACTCACAGGAATCGGCATCATGTTTGCAATCGTCAAATTTGCGATCACCGCGCAGAACTAAAAAGGAGTACGACATGGCAACGACACCGACATCCATAGGCCCCATCGGAGCGCGGCAGATCAACCGCAATCTCTATGTAGGACAGAGCGACCTTACGACCATACAAAGTGCAGTTAACTTTGCCGTAGCTCAGGGGGGCGGGTTCGTCATCATCATCCCCCACGGCTACTCCAACGCCGACAACATTACAGCCGTCACCAACGGCAGTGGCAACGTCATCCTCAGCGACCTACGCGGCTACAATGCCCAAAACTACGAATGGGTTGCGCCCAACTATATCCCGGCTGACTTCACTCAGACCGGAAACGTCTTTGTGGCAACGTTAGGGGTAAGCGCAACAGCAACAATCGTTGGCGAACTACACGCCTATGGCGGGATTGAAACGGAAGAAATTTTTATCGGGCAGACTCCCGCCGTTACAGGCGCGAAGGTTCTCCTCATTGGTACTAACCCCGGTACGAATCAAATTCAACTTACGGGCCAAACCATCGGCGGAGCTTACGATCAGGACATTCTCATCAACCCCAGTGGAGCGAACGTGCTTATCGGAAGTGGCGTAAGCATCGACCACCCCGGCACCATCACCGCAGCGAACGGACATATAACCGGAGACCTCATCGTAGATGACGAAGTGTCAGCAGCCTCAGCAGATTTTTTGGCATGTCTGGTAGCTAGCTCACCCGTCCGCACATTTGCCAACACACCGGATGGGCCGGGGCAGGGCATGATATGGCCTACACCGGGCGTTCCCGTTTCGCTGGGGGATCACTGGCAAAACCCGTCTATCGACCCCGCCATGCTCGCCACATGGCCAGCGGCGGGTATCCCAGTATCGACGGGGAGTGCGTGGGGAGCTCCGATTGCCGCAGCGAACATGGCATTACTCAACGCAGCCAATACCTTCAGCGCAATCAATACCTTTAATGCTTCTCCGCAATTCGGCAATGGGGCAGGCGCAATCTTCGGCTTTCCCGCAACCTTTAGTGGCAACGGCCTATATCTAGGCTGGAATCATGGAGCACCACAAGGGATGTCGGAATTTCTTAATCAGCGCGGCACAGGGACTACGGGTTTTCGCTGGTGGGATGTGACCTCAGCCGGAGTGACGACCCTCATGGGTACGCTGACTTCCACCGGACTTGTCCTTCCGTCCCCCATTCAGGCGACGGGATTGACGGCAAATGGAGCCGCACCCGCAGCGGCGAACAGCATCCGCCTCAACATGACTAGCGGCTCAGGATTCATCGATTTTTGCGGTGCGAGTCCGACTGCCCAAGGAAGCGGATGGATACGAACGCAATCGAGCGATGCATCCGCAGGGGCGAATATAGTTCAATTCCTCCCAACCCTGACGACCTTCGTAGTCAATGTTAATGTCACCGGGAATTTTTATGCGAGCGGCACGATCAGTTCAGGTGGGGCAAAATCATTCAAGATTCCTCATCCGCTGGACGACACCAAAGACCTAATCCATGCATGTATCGAGGGGCCGGAAGCTGGAGTCTATTATCGCGGCGAGAGCGTGACGTCAGGAGGGTGGGCAGAGATAACCCTACCGGATTACTTCGAGGCTTTGACTATGAAGGAGTGCCGCACTGTCCTGCTAACTGCGCTCTTTGAGGATGAGGATGATCCAATCTCGGCGTTAGCAGCTTCGCGGGTGAAGGATGGAAAATTCAAGGTCTGGTCGGGAGTGCCAACACAGAAATTTTATTGGGAGGTGAAGGCAGTCCGCGCCGACATCGAGCCGCTGGAAGTGGAAATGCTCCACACCCCCAGGGCAGGGAGCAAAGGAGAAAATGAAGAATGAATGAGCTAACCGAAGTGGAACGCCTGAAGATGGAGAATTACAACCTGCGGATTCACATACTGCAACAGCAGACGCAGCAGACGATAAACGAGCGGCAATCACTCGTCCGAAGCATAGAACTTGAGCACCCCGGCTTTGAGTGGGACGAGCAGCATGGCCGACTCGTGGATAAGGAAGATATAGACTCTATGGTCAGTTAGTCACGAACTACACAATATGGTTTTCAGCCGGGGATTACCTTGGAAACTCCCCGGCTGTTTTTTTTTGCGCTTGCATAAAGTAGGATAGAGTCATACCATTGCGGAATGAGTCTGCAAAAGATCAGTATTACAGCCCCCGACAACTACATATCCCAGGTCGATGAAATTGCCGAACGGCGCAAACGTTCGCGCAGCTTCATCATTGCCGAAGCCATCGAGAAATATCTAGAGAATGGCCACAAACCCATCCCCCCAGCACCCAAGAAGAAAGCAGGGACGCGATGACGCCAGATGAGCGCATGGATTCCCTCGCGGCCACGATGCAGGAACTTGCCGTAGCCCACACCGAAGCCGAGAAGATGATTAAACGCATGGGCCGCTATGCGATGGCGATTGCTCGCATCCATGAGACCGACCTAGCCGACCACCACCGACGCTTACTCGCGCTGGAAGAGGACTTTGAAGAGGGGACACGATGAGCGTAGGCGACGCAATTTTCGGCATTATTGCTATGGCAATCCTCAGCCCTATGGTCTGCTTTTTGGTCCACCTCTACTGGAAAGGCAGCAGAGAAATTAAAAAGACCATGCGCCGCAACGAAGTCATTGCGGGGATCAAAGCAGATTGGGAAGTACAGAAGGCGATCACTGACCTCATCATCGAGAAGTCCAAAAATGACTATCTGTTTCAACAAGCCGTTATTTCGATAACAAAGAAGGCCTGATGGGATATAAGGACAAAGAAAAAACCAGTGCCTACAATCGCGAATATAGAGCTGAAAATCGAGAAAGATTAAGACAGGCGCACCGCGAATACTGTGAAAAAAACTTTGAAGTGTTAAGTGCAAAACGCAAAGAAAAGTATCGGCTTAACCCACCGATAAGGGACAGAGCAAAAATAGCTGAACAACGAAAGCGACAAAAAGATGCCAACCCACAAATCAGGGCCAACCTCGCCAGAAGATCAAAAGAATGGAAAGATAGAAACCCTGAAAAAATCCGCATCAAGAGTAGATTGCAACAGCTAAAAAGATATGGATTAACCCCAGAGTCGTTTGATGAACTTCTGAAAAACCAAGGAGGCTGCGGTATCTGCAAAATCGAAGAATTTAAAGACAGTGCAGGAAGAGGATTCCATATAGATCACTGTCATAAATCAAGCAAAGTACGTGGAATTTTATGTAACAGATGCAATCTGATGTTGGGCCTCGCCAAAGACAACATCGCAACATTAGAAGCAGCAATTGTGTATCTGAAAGAGAGAAGCTAAATGATGAGGGTGATTGGCCTAAAAATTCAGGATTTCAAGCGGATACGGGTTATAGATATCACGCCGAATGAATTTGTAAACCGTATCAGCGGAGCCAACGGCAGCGGCAAAACCAGTGTGCTAGACGCAATCGAAATGTGTTTGCGCGGAACCCGCAACGTACCATCCAAGCCCGTCCGCAAAGGCGCACAGAAATCCATCATCGAGGTTGGCATAGGCAATGATGGAAAGGCGGAATGGATCGTCCGGCGCCGCTTCACCGAAGGGGGATCGAAAAACGGATTCCTGACCGTCGAACCGACCGATGGCAAGAGCCGCTTGCAAGGACCCCAGGAATTTCTCAATAAACTGGTAGGCCCCAACAGCTTCGACCCGCTGGAGTTTATCCGCATGGAGCCGGAGCAGCAGTTTCGGACGCTCTACAAAATTGTGTTACCCGATGTTGACCCCAACTCGCTCAACATCGAGAAGAATCCCGACTATTTGAAACGCCGCGAACTGAAGAAGGAAATCAAGGCTCTGGAGACCCGCCGCGATGCGATCCAGATTCCCGACAATCTACCGATGGAGAAGCGCGACGAGGCCAAGCTACTCAAAGAGCTGGGCGAGGTGGGAGAGCACAACGCGCGGATCGAGCGCGAAAAGCGGCAGCGGGAGGAGATTACCCGCAAGACTGACGACCTGATAAAGAGCGTCGAAGCCAAGGAAGAAAGGATCAAAGCCCTACGCGCACAGATCACACAAATGGAGGCCGAAGCCAAGGAAGACAGAGCCATCTACGCGGGAACGCTGAAGACTATTGCAAAGTGGGAGCCGTTGCCGGAGCCGAAGAACTCCGCGCACTACACCGAAGCCATCACCGCCGCACGGATCGTCAATGCAGCCATCGACAAGCGCGGCCAGCGTGACGAGCTGCAAAAGGAGATTGACGGCATCAGCAAGCGCGTGGACACCATATCGGACATGCTGGACGAGCTGGAGACCAAGCAGACCAAGGCCATCGAAGAGGCCAAATTTCCCATCCCCGGCCTGGCGTTCGGCAATGAGGAAGTTATCTTTGAAGGCTTACCGTTTGGCCAGGTATCGAACGCCGATCAGATACGCGCCAGCGTTGCTATCGGCATGGCAGACAACCCCGAGCTTCGCGTGATGCGGATCAAGGATGGTAGCTTGCTCGATAGTTTAAGCATGGCGATCATTGCAGAAAGGTGCATGAAGGAAGACTTCCAGTTGTTCGTAGAGGTTGTGGACGAAACCGGAGACGTTGGCGTGTACCTCGAAGAAGGCGAAGTCAAGGCCGTGAACGATGAGCCGGAGCCGCAGCATGGAGGCGACGACAAGCCCGTAACGAAGAAGCCAGCGAAGAAGAAAGGCGCGGCAAGTGTCAAAGCGTAAATGCATCTGGTGTGGGGCGAGGAGTTGAAATTGCAATGCCTCATCCCGCCCAAGTGGAGGAGGTTTTTGCTGTACACGATTGGAGAGGATGCAACATGGGAGTAGCCAACGCGCCCCCCTTTTCCTAAAAGGGGGGTTTGGGGGGTATTAATGATTTGCATATGCTTTGATGGCGGACAAAACATTACATAGCATTACACGTAATGGTTCGGTATTATGTTGCTCATGTACAACAAGTTATTTACGTCGATCTTAGATTCTTCGATATGGCTGGAAGACGATGGAGTTGTAAGAGTGTGGGTAACGCTACTGGCATCGATGGATGAGACAGGCTTTTGTAAGTTCGGCAGTATCCACAATCTTGCACGAAGGGCAAATAAAACCCCAAAGGAAACAGCTCGATGCGTCGAGATACTAGAATCGCCCGACAAGATCGACCCGCAACAAGATTTTGAGGGTAGAAGAATAGAGCGCGTCTCTGGAGGTTGGATTGTGCTGAACGCTGGAAAATACCGCGAGATGGCGACACGGCAAATTGCATTAGAAAAAAACAGAATAAGAGTGCATAACTTCAGGGCAAAAGAAAAGGCCGAAGCCGCTACAGAAGCCAAACCAAAGCGACCACGCCAACCGCGCAGACCCAGCGGCCCCGATCCAAGTTTCGGAGTTTGGAAAGGAGAAATCTGATGCCATTCCCCGCGACCAAAGCCGAGATGCTAGAGGACGGCTACACGTTTGCCGCCATGAAGACATGTCCTTGCGGAGAGCCGATGGAGCTGTGGAACACGCCGCGAGGCGCGACCATGCCGATGAACCCGATGGCAGAGATGGACAGCCCCGCCGTCTCGCATTGGGCTACTTGCGTGAAGGCCGAGCAATTCAGGAGGAGAAAGCCCGATGCGAAGCCTTAGTGAAATCATGCAGCTCGCCGCCGCCGACGACTTCACCAAAGCCAAGGCCGCCGCCATCGTCAAGGAGCAGGTAGACGAGATGGTGAAGGTGCTGGAGTACAAACGCGCCGAGGCTAAGAAGATCGTTCTAAACAACATCGGATATTACTGTGGTTACTACCCCGCCGACTTCGCAGACAAGATATATGAATTGTTCGATACCGAGCACCCCATATTTGGCCGCACCCACCCCGCGCCGGAGGAGGCTTTTCGGCTGGGGATGGAGTGGGGGCAACGCGCAAAAGAGAAAGCCCAAAAGGAGAACGCTTGACGACTAAAAAAAAGATGTTTAGCTGTATCGACTGCCCGATGATTTACACAACCCCGCAATTGTTGGCCGTTCACCGCCAGAAGGCTCACGGCATTGGAGGCATATCACGATCCGTACTGGTTAATAAATATCTGAAAGCGAATCAGCCGCCAGCGAATCCGAAGCCGAACCAATGCCCCTACTGCGGATTCCCGGCCAAAACCGCGCAAGGTCTTTCCGTCCATGTTGGAACCAAGCATATGGCCGAACAACTGAAAGCCGCGCAGATGAAGGCCGGAGATCATCCAAAAGCCGAAAATTTCGCGTTCCAGTGTCCACGATGCGAATTTGTGGGGAAGAACCAAGGCGGTCTAGCCCTGCATATACGTAAGAAGCACGACCAAATCACAGCCCTACGACCCAACATAAACCAGAGGAGAGAAATTGAGCCAAGCCAAGCGCAAACCATCACCATCGCAGCCCCCAGCAACGGCCACAAAGAAGACTGGCAAGGTCATACAGATGGCATCCCCGAAGCCCTTATTGCAGTTACCTCCGGCAGATTCCAAGAACTATGCCGCAGCGTGGCGTATGAACATGACTTACCTCCGAGGTTGTTTGCCGCCCGAGTCGCAGCATTTGTTTACGGCACGACGCTACGGTAATCACATCGGCGTACCCTGCACATGCCCACACTGCGACGAGCGGCCACCGCAGCACATCAAGCCGTGGAATCGCTGGAGATGGTTAAGCTTTCACGTATCTACCCGGCACAGCGGAGGCCGAGGATGACGAGCGAGCGACAGAATATAAGCGTGGAGGGAATCGTAGCCGTCCGCAACAAGCAGCCCTATATCGTCTTGACGCTTGACGACGCTAGCGCACAATTGACCGTGGCCGCAGCGCGGAATATAGCCAATGACATTCTCGTTCAGGCCGCGCGGATCGAGGCCGACGCGATGATGGTGAAATTCTTCGACAGAGTGGACTTTCCCGAGGGCGCACTAGCAGCGATCATGCTGGAGTTTCGCAAGTTCCGCGCCGAGCTGGACCGCGAACCCATCGAGACCTTCATGAGCGAACCGATGCATGGACCGATAAAAGGACCGACCCAATGACAGGCACAGAGATGCTGATAAACGTGATGGAGAAATTTGGCCAGCATGGAGAGCCGGAGGCCGTCTTGGTTGTTTGGACGGATACCAGTGGCGATGTCTGTATCAGATCGAACTGCGGCCACACTCACACCGTTGGGATGGCGGAATATGCGAAGACCTTCGCTTTGCAAATTCTGTTAGAGCCGGACGATCCCCAGGAAGAGCCGCCAGTATGAGCTTCACCTGTCCCGTATGCTGGCGGACGAGCTACAGCGACGAAGACGAACGGTGGGGATATTGCGGTAACTGTCACGACTTCACAGGAGGGTACGGTTATGGAGACCAGCGACATAGCAGCAGCAGCACTCCAGCCGGAAAAGAAAGGGAAATGCGGATGCCGACGAATGACGAAGATGGGAAAGCCAAGCCCGAAATGCTCGAAGTGCAAGGGGAAGGGAATTGTGACAGCTTGCGGGAGCTGCGACGGGAGCGGATGGAACGCAAAGACGAACCACTCATGCGGCCCCTGCAACGGGATGGGATACCTACCGCCCCTATCCCCCCCCGCGAGCCGATAACCGTGGACGGATACCCCAGCAAGTACCGTTTCTATATAGGCGCACTCGGACTAGGATTTGCCCTTGGAACAACGATCACGCAGTTTCTTTTCGGCCCACTTGTGGCCCGGCACATCCCCAAGAGTTACGCGATCACCACTCTCTACATCTGCGTGGCAATCGCGTTTGCGGCACAGACGCGGTTGCTCTACCGCTGGAACAAAGCCCTAGCGAAACACCGCACCGAACTAGCCAGGTATTGGGATGAGAACTTTGGATCAGAGACGAATCCGTGGAGGAAACGCGGTGAAAGCACTAAAGAACGGTACGGACTGACGGACGAGGAATAAATGCGAATCGACTGCGACCAATGCGGAGGATCAGGAAACGCCAACGGCCACCGTTGCCCATGCCGCGAAGAGGATGACAAGGCCCGAGCGTTGCGAAGCCGAATGCGGATAGTGAAGAAACCGCCCACAGCCGCGCCAGCGGACGCCGGAGGATACAAACCACCACCCAAGACGAACGGAAGGGCTGGGAAGCGTTCCCAGCCCTAATCTGCGGTCAATTGGGAGTGGTTTAGTTCCACAATTGACGGATGAAGTTGTAGAGAGCGACCAAGAGCAGGACAGCACCGCCGAAAAGCGAAGGGTAAAGCCAGAGTTTCAGGAGCAGCATTGCTACTGGCAGGGAGCCGATCTAACGACGACCACGCCATTCTCAATTACGGACACGGTACACATGCGAGGCTGGTTTAGTTGACGTTGAGTCTCCGCAAGCCTTTCCTGATTGCGCCGATTGGACTCTTCCATTTCCTGATTTCGTTGACGCGCCGCCGCCCAGGGATCGGGCTGAGACTGAGTGGTGGATGTGCAATTTCCAAAGTTGTCACAGTGGGATTGAGTGGTGGATGTTTGCGCGTGGAGTGTGAGACCAGCGGAGACCAAGGCGAGAGCAGCAATTTTGTAGAACATTTTGATTTTTCCTTTTGGCCGGATGACGCGCCGACCGACGCGGTTAAACCTTTCTGATTCCAGGTATGTATTCGTTAAGCGCATTCGCAATTCGTTGCGCCATCTTGGACGATTTCGCTACCGCCTGTTTTTCTTGGCCAAGGTTTACGTCATGCTGATACGCGGTAAAGATCAGCGTGGGAGCATTCTGGGGAACCAGAAAGCCGCCAGCATCCAGCGCATCGTAGACGGATGCGCCGGAGCTGATTAACTTCGTCCGAGAAAACACAAAATATTGACCATTCATTTGAACGATTGCCGGAGCGTGGAGACGCGCAGCCCGTAAGACCTGCATCCCTTCGCGGTAATCCATTTTAAAATTCTCCTTCTTTGTCGGGCCGGATGATTGATCCGACCCAAACGGTTTTAGTCGAGCGCCCAGGGAGCAGCGTCATACCCAGGCAACGCGTCAATGAGCGCTCCCGTAAGAGCAGCGCAAAACTTTTTCGCATCGGATGTGTCCCAGCCGTCATGCTCGCAAGCCTGATATTCATAGCATTTAACCAGCTTAAGCGCCGCTACTGCGGACATATAAGGCGTAGTGTTACCCAGGGGATAGGTGTATTTCGTCACTTGGACGGAATCATTAGGATAGCGAGCTTGGACGCTGAGAACATTCTCGTTTAGCAGCATCGCCCCCAGGCGATCAGCGGAATAGACGGATGCGCGATTATTGAATACGTAAGGGCCGCACCACATTCCAGATGTGGCAGTTCGACCGGACACGCCGAAAATTGCCACCGTAACGAGTGCATCAATATGATTATCTGAAACGACAAAAGCGGACATCTTGAAATCTCCTTTTAGAGTTTGGGGCCGCTATGGGCCGTTAACGTTTATGCATCATCGCGGAGGAATAGAGATGACTGGGGTTCAAGGTCAGGCAAGAACATCACCTGACCGTCAGGGTAAACCGTATAACCGCAGAATGCCGCCGCTTCTACCGCATCGCGCAAGGATGCGAAGCGCATAGGCGAACCGATCATACGGTAAGGTTGGGCCGCTTCAACATCTTTGCCGATGACGAACATATAGGAATCCGCAACGTTTTCGCTATTGGATGGGGTAAGAGTAAGGAACATCATTTTATGAAATCTCCTTCAGAGTTTGGGGCCGCTATGGGGCCGTCAATAACAATAACTATAACTAGATTATAACGCGGAGGATTTCTCCGCGTCAAATCAGGACGCCAGGATGTCAATAACAGTTTCAGACTCCGCAGCTTGGGCCGCTTCTACGGAGACGCAATGCTTGTAATGATTAAGCATGGACTCCGCATTGTTACGGTTACGCAAAGCCTCAGCCAACAAGCGGCAAACGGAAAGCGCATCACGGAGTTTGCAGAGTTTTCTGTTATTGCCATCAAACCACTTGGGCAAACCTTCACCGATTTCAACAAACTTCTTTTGAGCAAAAGCCCAATCGCGGATTGCTTCATCGTTTTGAAACCGCTCTAAACCATATGCATACTCCAATGTAACGATGCGGAAGATTGATGCACGTGAGCCATCCTGATAGCGCGTTAGCTCAGTGAAGCGGTTATCATGTTCTTTGGCCCGACCGCCAACCTTCTGCAATTGCGAAGAGTAATACCTACGTTTACTCCACTCCCCATCTGAATCTTTGTAGACGACCGACGCGGCAAACGCGATTTTATCCGCGTCAGGATGCCGAGTTACTAAGAAGGAAACCGCATCTGTCAACTCTTCGTTTGTGAGCATCGCAGCTCCCAGGGATTGAAGATAATCCGTGAGGTATTCAAGAGTCACACTCCAGTCACCCGAATGTTGGGTGAGACCGTCACCGTACGTTTCAAATTGGCGAAAGTTAGGATGGCTTTCAGAGTGGCTTTCAGAGTTGCTATAAGAAGAGGAATCGAACGCATAGCCGTACTTTGATGAATGCGCGATAGAGGCAAACTTGAAATGAGGCATAAGACATGCTCCTTTTGTTTGGGGCCGCAATGGGCCGTTGACGTTTAGCGTATCGGCTTTGGACGATACCGCCGCATTAAAGCGGAGACTTTTCACAGTCTCCGCTTCCATCTGCGTTAAGCCGCTGATTTAACTCCCTTCAGTTCCGCCATACGTTCTGCTAACTGCCAGAGAGCGCGATTCAAGCGGACATCCTGATCTATCCCGCGTACTTCGCGCGTAGTTACCATGCGTCCGCGCGTCCGACCGTCACCCATTGCACGCGCGGACAATCCTCCGCGTATGACGTTCTCCTGCACTACATTCATAGTGCGGTACAGGTCAGGTGCTGGACGCGTCCAGGCTGAATTTTCAGACCGATCCGCCATACGACGCGGAGTTAACAATTGGGCCGCAGTGATGGGAGTATCAATTTTGCCGTCTGAATCAGCGAAGCGGAGAGAATGGGCCGCTTCCGCGAATGCATTTTGTTCCCCTGACGTGAGTTGCAGCGCTGACCAATTTTCAATCGTGCCGAGAGCTTTCTGAGATTGTCCGATAATTTCGAAACTACCTTCGATCACCTGATTAACGATATTTCCCTTATGGTGAATAGATAGCTCGCCAAGATTCTTTTCGCAAACAATCAAACCATTAGTGCAAATCATTCTGAAGATACCGGATAGCAGCTTATAAGCGGATGTTCCATCATGCGAGTTAATCAGCACAACTTCAGGAATATTGCCGTCCGCGCGCGCGATAGCATCCGCATGGCGGAACCGAATCATGTGTTTTGTAAATTCTGTTTTACCTTCGATGCGGGACTTGGATTGCACAGCCTTAAAAGGTGCGAACCCCTCAGCCATCAAACCGTCGATCACTTCAGACGTAGGAATGTAAGCGTAGCGAGAGGAACGCGATGCATGTGGGGCCGTTGCATAAGCGGACGGTACTAGAGAACGGAGCTGAGATGCATCTAGGACGTTGACGAAGGATGAGTTAAAGGAACGCATTTGTGGAATCTCCTGTTGGTGAAGTTTGGGGCCGCTATGGGCCGTTAACGTTGAATAACTATAACTATAACTATATACGAACATGACGTGAAATGGTTAGCAAATTTTACGAAACAAGCGTTAATTCTTGCTGAAGTGCGTTAAGAGCCATACGGATATTAGAGCTGGCATCTTTTACAATCCGCGCGAAGTTTGGCGCGATTGCATCCTTTGGAGCTTCAGCGGCCCATACGCGCGCGAGTAAGGCTGCTGAGTCTTTCTGCGTGGCTTGTGAGCTGAAGTTGTAAGACTGGCATCGTGAGATAAATCTATCTTCGAATTTTTCCACGTCATTTGATGTCATGACGATAATTGTGTCTGGAGCTGGTCTCGTTCCATCCATCATCGAAAGGAGACAATCGCGCGATGCTTTCGTCATTAGGTCCGCTTCGTCGATGATAATCATATGAAATCTTTTTCCCTGTGATGGCATATAAAAGCATTCACTGTGGGTTCGCTCCAGCTCCGCTTCAGTGCAAAATTTTGAAGGAATATGATGCACCTCCGCTCCAATCTCTTCAGCCATAGCAAAGGCGAAAGTTGTCTTTCCAATTCCAGACGGTCCGCGAAAGATGTAATAAGAGCTGAAGGGCTTTTTTGCCAGTGCCAGGGCGAGTTTTTTAGGCTTTTCCAGTCCGACGAAATCAGCTGTCCGCTTTGGTTTGTAGATGTCAGTTAGGAGGAGCGAGTCTTTTGTATCAGGGATCGTATTGAACATGGGGTAAATCTCCTATTGCGAGTTTGGGGCCGCTATGGGCCGTTACTGCGATGTTGAAACCGAGACTAATGGAAATGGTCGTCAAGTGTCAAGTGAGGAATTGGGAACCATTGCCATAGCGTAGCGCAAAGCCAGTTCAAACCGTCCGCAAGCCACATGCCGGGGCCGGATGATAGCAGGTAGGGACGAAGCGCAAAGCCAGTGCAAACCGTCCGCAAGCCATATGCAATCGCGACTAGATAAAGCGCATAGCGAAACAAATAAATAATCCCTGTTATGTCAATAAAATAATGTGATATAGAGACCCGAAAACAATAATAAGGGCCGGGGCGGGATACCTCTTGACAAATGGATCAAAAAATATTTATGTGTTGCTTTGCTTAGCATAAATATTTTTTGATCCATTTGTCAAGAGGTATCCCGCCCCGGCCCTTATTATTGTTTTCGGGTCTC